TAGAGATGAATCTAAATCATCTTTATTTAATCTTACAAAAATATATCAACAGATAGATTTTAATGAAGATTTAAAAAATACATTAGGAGTTACAAAGGGTGGTTTTCAATGGGAAAATGGTCAAAAAGACACAAAAGTTATATTTGTTCCAAACAATCAAGGAAGATTTTTAGTAACTTGGGTTCCACCTGCACAACTTCAAAACAAAAGATATTTAAAAAATGGAATTAATTATCCTGGTAATGAGCATTGCGGTGCTTTTGGATGTGACCCATATGATATATCAGGAACAGTAGATAAAAGAGGATCTAACGGATCTCTACACGGTTTAACAAAATTTAGCATGGAAGAAGTTCCACCTAATCATTTTTTCTTAGAATACATAGCGCGTCCACAAACTGCTGAGATATTTTTTGAAGATGTACTTATGGCTTGTGTATTTTATGGCATGCCAATACTAGCAGAAAACAACAAACCAAGATTACTTTATTATTTTAAACGTAGGGGTTATAGAGGTTTTGCTATGAACAGACCAGATAAAAAAAGAAATAAGTTATCTGTTACAGAAAAAGAAATAGGTGGTATACCTAATTCAAGCGAAGACATTAAACAAGCTCACGCATCTGCAATTGAAACCTATATAGAACATTTTATAGGATTAAAAGAAACAGGTTATGGAGACATGTATTTTCAAAGAACATTAGAGGATTGGTCTAAATTTAATATAAATAACAGGACAACTCATGATGCTTCAATTAGTTCAGGTTTAGCTTTAATGGCTTGTAACAAACACAGGTATTCACCTGTTAACAAGAGAGAATTAAAAGCTGTTGATTTGGGTATAAAAAAATACAACAATAAAGGAACTTTATCAAAAATTATAAATTAATGAATATATATACTAATACCAATAGTGCTTTCCCTAGTCAAGTAGTGAGTGATGCTGAAAAAGCAAGTATTGAATATGGGAGTCAAGTTGCTATGGCTATTGAATACGAGTGGTTTAAAACTGGTAGAACTAATGGAAATAGGTATTTAACTAATTGGAATCAATTTCATCAATTAAGACTGTATGCTCGTGGAGAACAAAGTATACAAAAATACAAAGATGAATTATCTATTAATGGTGATTTGTCTTATCTTAATTTAGACTGGAAACCAGTCCCTATATTATCTAAATTTGTAGACATTGTTGTTAATGGTATATCTGCTAAAACATATGATATTAAAGCTTACGCTCAAGATCCTTCTTCAGTAAAGAAAAGAACTGAATACGCTGCTAAAATACAAGAAGATATGTTGGCTAGAGAATATCTTGATTCATTAAAACAATCATTAGGAATTAATTTATATCAAAGTAAAAATCCTGAGGTATTACCAGAAACTCCAGAAGAACTTGAACTTCACATGCAGTTGTCGTATAAGCAAAGTATAGAAATAGCTGAAGAAGAAGCTATATCTTCTGTTATGGATCATAACAAATATGACTTAACAAAACGCAGATTAAACATGGATTTAACTGTTTGTGGAATCGCAGCTTGTAAAACAAACTTTAATACAGCTGAAGGTATAACAGTTGATTATGTAGATCCAGCTTATATGGTTTATTCATATACAGAAGATCCTAATTTTGAAGATATATATTATGTTGGAGAAATAAAGTCTATTACAATACCTGAACTTAAAAAAGAATTTCCTGATATATCTAATGAAGAATTAGAAAGAATACAAAAAATGCCTGGAAATAGAAACTATATAACAGGTTGGGGTGGTTATGATGAAAACACGGTTCAAGTAATGTACTTTGATTATAAAACTTACCATAATCAAGTTTTTAAAATAAAACAAACAGAACAAGGATTGCAAAAAGCTTTAGAAAAAACTGATCAATTCAACCCACCACCTAATGATGGATATGAAAGAGTTAGTAGAAGTATAGAGGTTTTATATAGTGGTGCTAAAGTATTAGGAACAGATACTATGTTGAAATGGGAACTTGCACAAAACATGTCTAGACCTATGTCTGATACTACTAAAGTAGAAATGAATTATGCTATTTGCGCACCTCGTATGTATAAAGGTAGAATAGAATCGTTGGTAAGTAAATGTATAGGATTTGCTGATATGATTCAATTAACACATTTAAAATTACAGCAAGTAATGTCAAAGATGGTTCCAGATGGTGTATATTTGGATATGGATGGCCTTGCTGAAGTAGATTTAGGTAATGGAACTAATTATAACCCAGCAGAAGCATTAAATATGTATTTCCAAACTGGTAGTATAGTAGGTAGATCACTAACTCAAGATGGTGATATGAATCCAGGTAAAGTTCCTATTCAAGAATTAACAGCTAGCTCTGGTCAAGGTAAAATACAAAGTTTAATTAGCACTTATCAGTATTATTTACAAATGATAAGAGATGTGACCGGGTTAAATGAAGCTAGAGATGGTAGCACACCTGATAAACAAACACTAGTTGGATTACAAAAAATGGCAGCTAACGCTTCTAACGTAGCTACTAGACACATTAAACAAGCTAGTTTATATGTTACATTAAGGATAGCAGAAAATATAGCATTAAAAATAGCAGATGCATTAGAGTTTCCACTTACCGCAGAGTCTTTAATGAATAACATATCAAACTATAATGTAAACACCTTAGCTCAAATAAGTAATTTAAATTTACATGACTTTGGTATTTATTTAGAATTAGAACCAGATGAAGAGCAACAAGCTCAGCTAGAGCAAAATATACAAATGGCTCTACAACAAGGGGATATTAATTTAGAAGACGCTATTGATTTAAGACAAATTAAAAACCTTAAATTAGCTAATCAATTACTTAAAGTAAAACGTAAAGTAAAAGGAAAACAAGATCAACAAAACGCTATGGCTCAAGCCAAAGCTCAATCTGAAGCTCAAGCAGAAGCTGCAGAAAAAATAGGATTAGCTGAAGTTCAAAAACAAGAAGCTATTTCTGGATCTAAAGTTCAATATGAACAGGCTAGATCTCAAATGGAAATACAACGTATGCAAACTGCAGCGCAGTTAGAGCAAGAGAAAATGCAAGCTCAATTTCAGTATGATATGCAATTGAAGCAAATGGATATGCAGGCAATGCAAGATAAAGAATCAAGAATAGAAGATCGTAAAGATAAGCGTATAAAAATGGAAGGTACGCAACAAAGTAAAATGATAGATCAAAGGAAAAATGATTTACAACCTATAGACTTTGAACAAAAAGACGTTACTGGCTCAATGCTAGGCGTTTAATTTATTAATTATTTAATTATATTATATTATGTCAGAATTAAAAACAAATGAACCTGTTAAACAGGAAGGTGACTTTAAAGTAAAATCAAAACCTAAAAAACCTAAACAATTAGGTGATGTTAAACAAGAGGTTAAAAAAGTTAATTTTAAGGAACCATTAATAGAAATACCTAACGATGTTACTAAGGTTACAATACCTAAGGAAGCACTTAAAGAAGAAGATAATGCCATTCAAATCGGAGAAACAAAGGAGATACCTCTGGAAAAACCATCCGGAGATAGCGCAGAGGTGGGAGAACCTGTACAAGAGTCCAACGAGACTACTGAAGGGTTTTCTCCGATCAAAGAAGTAACTGAAGAGGTTAAAAAAGTAGAAGCAGAAGTAAAAGAAGCTGTTAGAGATCAAAAAGTATTAGGTAAACAATTACCTGAGAACATCGAAAAATTAGTTAATTTTATGGAAGAAACTGGTGGAACAATAGAAGACTACACTAGATTAAATGCTGATTACACTAATGTAGATGACACTACTTTACTAAAAGAATATTATAAGCAGACTAAACCACATTTAGATGCTGAAGAAATAGACTTTATCATGGAAGATAAATTCGATTTCGATACAGAAATTGACGAAGAGCGTGACGTCAAAAAGAAAAAACTCGCTAAAAAAGAGGAGATTGCAAAAGCTAAAAACTTTTTAGAAGAAACTAAGAATAAATATTACGACGAAATCAAGTTGAGAACCGGCGTAACTCAGGATCAACAAAAAGCTATGGACTTTTTCAATCGATACAATAAGCAGCAAGAAATAGCTGAGCAACAACATCAAGCATTCCAGGAAAATACAAAACAACTTTTCAATGAAAATTTCGAAGGTTTCGATATATCGGTGGGAGATAAAAAATATAAGTACAATATAAAGGATGTAGATAAAGTTGCTGAAAACCAATCCAACATTAACAATTTAGTTAAGAAGTTCTTAGACAATGAAGGTAATGTTACTGATGCGGCTGGTTATCACAAAGCAATTTATGCAGCTGAAAATGTAGATAGAATCGCGTCTCATTTTTATGAGCAAGGAAAAGCAGATGCAGTTAAAGACGTAGTGAATAAATCTAAAAATTTATCACCTGTAAAAGCTAGAACCCAACAGGGCGAGGTTTTTGTAAATGGCTTTAAAGTTAAATCTGTTTCTGGAGCTGATTCTTCTAAATTGAAAATCAAAAAAAGAAAATTTAACTAATTAAAAATTTAAAATTATGAGTTTATCTCCACAATTTGGTAGTATTATTCCAAGTCCGATTCAAACTCCATCACCTTCAGCTTATTTAGCTTTTAACGGTGGGGCGAATGACTTTGCGCAACAATATTTACCAGAAATTTACGAACAAGAAGTAGAGCGTTATGGAAACAGAACGTTATCTGGCTTTTTGAGAATGGTCGGTGCAGAGATGCCAATGACCTCAGATCAAGTAATCTGGTCTGAACAAAATAGATTACATATATCCTATGACAACTGTGGTGTAGCTGCAGGAGGAGGAGCTGGTGCTGGTTTAGCATCTGTTGTTACAATTCCAGTTGGTGTTGCAGGTGTAACTAACGTTATATCTATTAATGATACTGTTGTGCTTTTAGACCCTAACGGGACAGAAGCAAAAGGTATTGTTACAGCAAGAGCTGCTGGTAACGTAACAGTTCAACCATTTGCTAACGCAACATTTGATGCACAAGGTATTACTATCTCTGGTGGTGGTGCAACTGGTGCTGTAAAAATGTTTGTTTATGGTTCTGATTATACAAAAGGATCAAGTATTGGAGCAGGAGTAGGAAACTCTGCTGCTAGAATAAGTGTTGACCCTTCGTTTACACAGTTTTCTAACTCACCAGTAATCATAAGAGATCAGTACGTTGTTACTGGATCTGATATGGCGCAGATTGGTTGGGTTGAAGTTGCTACTGAAGATGGTGCTTCTGGATACCTTTGGTATTTAAAAGCTGAATCTGAAACTAGATTAAGATTCGAAGATTACTTAGAAATGGCAATGGTAGAAGGTGAATTAAACGCTAACGTTAATGGTGCTGCAGGAAGTTATGCTACTGCTGTTTTACCAGGTACACAAGGTTTATTTGCTGCTATTAGAGCTAGAGGTAATGTAAACGTTGGTTTTACAGCGGCTGCAGGACTTGATGAGTTTGATGCTATTCTTAAAAACCTAGATACTCAAGGAGCTATTGAAGAAAACATGTTATTCTTACAGAGACAAACATCTCTTGATTTTGACGATATGTTAGCTTCTATCTCTGGTGGTTTCGCTGGTGGTACTGCTTTCGGTTTATTCGAAAATTCAGAAGAAATGGCACTTAACTTAGGCTTCTCTGGTTTTAGAAGAGGTTCTTATGACTTCTATAAAACTGATTGGAAATACTTAAACGATGCTTCTACTAGAGGTGCTATCGTTGGTACAAATTCAATTGAAGGTGTATTAGTTCCTGCTGGAACAAGTACTGTTTATGATCAAATCTTAGGTACTAACATTAGAAGACCTTTCTTACACGTAAGATATAGAGCTTCTCAAGGTGACGACAGAAGAATGAAATCATGGTTAACTGGTGCTGCTGGTGGTGCATTTACTTCAACTCTTGATGCTATGGAGGTTAACTTCCTATCTGAAAGATGTTTAGTAACTCAAGCTGCTAACAACTTCGTTTTATTCCAAGGATTATAGTAATCCAAATTTAAATAATTATCCCCGTCTTCGGGCGGGGTAATTATTATTAACTATTTAATTATATTATATTATGTCAAAAAATGAAAAAAAAGTAGAGGTTAAAAAACCTCAAGGCCCAAAATGGGAAGTAAGAGATAGAGTTTATTATTTAAAAGGAGATAAGTCTCCTTTAACTTTAACAATACCAGGTAAGCATTCAAAAAAGCATGCATTACTTTGGTTTGATGAGACTACAGGAAAACAAAGAGAAATAAGATATGCAACCAATCAAGATTCACCATTAGTCGACGAACAAAAAGGTGAAGCAACGATGGGTCATATAATTTTTAGAGACGGTTTTTTGAAAGTTCCTAAAAATAAACAGAATTTACAAAAACTACTTTCACTATATCACCCTTTAAAAAATAAAATATATGAAGAGTATAGTGCTGTAGCAGAAGCTAAAGATGAATTATAAGATTTAGAAATGGAAATAGAAGCATTAAATGCAGCTAGAAACATAGATATAGATCATGCTGAAGCTATATTGAGAGTTGAAAAAGGTTCTGAAGTAAATAATATGAGCTCTAAAGAAATTAAAAGAGATTTATTATTGTTTGCAAAAAATAATCCAAAGTTATTTATTGCATTAGCTAATGATGAGAATGTGCAATTGAGAAATTTTTCTATTAAAGCTAGGGAACTAGGTATAATAAAGCTGTCTCAAGATCAAAGAACGTTCTCTTGGGGATCAAACAACAGGAAGTTAATGAATGTTCCTTTTGATGAAAACCCTTATTCAGCTTTTGCTGCTTTCTTGAAAACAGATGAGGGAGTAGAAATTTATAAATCTATAGATAAAAAGCTCAATTAACAAGTGATAATAATAGAGGGGTGACACTTTGTCACCTCTGTATTATAATAAAAAAAATATAATGGCAGTAAATATAAATACAGTATACACAACAGTCTTGTACATATTAAACAAAGAACAAAGAGGATATGTTACTCCATCAGAGTTTAATAGTATTTCTGCTCAAGTACAAAACGAAATATTTCAAGCTTATTTTCCAGACGGAAATCAAGTTAATAGATACAATCAAAACAATCAACAGAATGACACAGAGTTCTTTAACATGTTTAAAGACACTGCTTATAAGTTATATCCATTTGAACAAGATATAGCTTTTACTTATGTCGGTGGTAATACAGCTTGGCAAAACAACACCGCAAACGTTATCTACAAATTAGGTCAAATAATATCTACATACAATACAACAAACGTAAACAATCCAGTACGTAATTCAATAACTCAATTAACTAGTAAAAAAGATTTTGAATTAATTACAAGATCTAATTTAACTAGTCCTACCAATCAATATCCTATATGTTACACTACTAATAATGCAGGTTCATTAATAATAAGAGTATCTCCTAATCCAGATGTTTTAAGTATAAATTGCTTAACTGTTCCTACAGCTCCTATTTGGGGTTTTACTACTGGTAATTTAGGTCAATATATATACAATGCTGGTACTTCTACGGATTTTGAATTAGATATTTCAGAACAAACTAATATTATAACACAAGTCTTAAAATATTGTGGTATAATAATAAACGATCCTACAATAATACAAACTGCGGAACAAGAAGCAATGTCAGTTTCACAAAATGAAAAATCATAATGGCGCAAATAACAGAAACTAACCAACAATATTATCAAGGCTCACAAGGCTTTAGAGGAACAGGAGGTGCACTAACTATAACAACCACGTTTAATACTGATCTTTTGTATGGTAGTTGGAATCCAGCAGTAGCTGAATATGCTTTAAATAATTTTAAAATATATACTAGTACTACAGGTTTTCCAGGTAGTTGGACTGAGTATGTGTTACAATATTCTGTAACTCGAAACGCTATAACATTTGCTGCTAATCCTGCTAATAATTTATATATAGTTGTACAATTAAAAATATTAACTGGTGGTCAGTATGCTAATACTCCAGCAGAAGAAGCGGTAGGAGATGCAGTAGAAGAAAACTATGGCAGCTATCAATATATAAAACTAGGAGATATAATAGATAATTACATGGTTGGTTATGTAGGTGATGGAAAAATACTTCAAACCGCTAAAAAATCTGATGTATTATTTTTTGCTAAACGATCTTTACAAGAATTTAGTTATGATACTTTAAAAAGTATTAAATCTCAAGAATTAACTGTACCAGATAATTTATCTTTAATTATGCCACAAGATTATGTTAATTATGTAGCATTGTCTTGGATAGATCATTATGGAGTAAAAAGACCTTTATATCCTAACAATAATTTAACTATAAATCCTTATACTAAATTATTACAAGATAACACAGGAGTACCAACTCAAGATAATTTTGGTGAAGATTTAGAAGGAACATCATTAACTGTAGAAAGATGGCAAGATACTAACCCTAATAGATTATTAAATGAAGAAGCTTTATATTTACAAGATGAATGGGCTTACGGATGGTACTCTAATGATTTTGGATCAGGACCTTGGAACTGGGGAAGATTATATGGAATAGATCCTCAATATTCTAACACTAATGGATGGTTTGGAATAAATGAAAGAGAAGGTAAGTTTACTTTTTCTAGTAACTTAAGAGATAGATTAATTGTATTAGAGTACATATCTGATGGACTTGCTTATGATTTAGATACTAGAGTGCCTAAAATGGCTGAAGAAGCAATGTATATGAGTATATCATATAATTTATTAGCTGGTAGAGCAGGTGTTCCTGAAGGTCTAGTAGCAAGATTTAAAAAAGATAGAAGAGCATCATTAAGAAATGCTAAGATAAGATTATCAAATATTAAACTTGAAGAAATAGTTCAAGTAATGAGAGGTCAATCTAAATGGATTAAACACTAAAATTTAATGGCAAAAGTAACCAATAATTTCATTAAAGGTAGAATGAATAAAGATCTTGATGATCGATTATTACCTAGAGATGAATATAGAAATGCAGTAAATGCTCAGGTAAGTAGATCTGAAGGTCCTAATGTTGGAGCATTAGAAAATGTTTTAGGTAATATTAGGGTTGCAGATTTAAGAGATTTAGCTGGTGAAGATGATTTGTTTGCTATAGGTTATTGTACTGATGAAATTAATAGTAGAGTTTTTATATTTTTAGCAAGTAACACAGCTGACGCATATAATACAAACTCAACATCTTGGATCATGCAATATAACGCTTTAACTGAATCATCTTCTATATTAGTTAAAGGAGCTTTTCTTAATTTTTCTACACTGTTCCCGATAACTGGTGTAAATATATTAGAAGATTTATTATTTTGGACAGATAATAGAAATCAACCAAGAGTTATAAACGTATCTTTAGCTAACCCAAATAATAGTACTAATCCAGCATACTATACAACTGAAGATCAAATATCTGTTGCTAAATATAATCCTTATCAACCAATAGAGTTATATAGACCAGCATCAAATACAGCTACTGATTATGAAACATCTATGTATGATGTTGTAAGTAGATATTATCCTGATGGTGGCGAAGGTGTTACAGAGAGCGCGTATTCAAGTAATGTTACCGGTATAAAAATTGTAAGAAATGGTTATCAAGGTGATTTACCTTATGGTGCTACTATAGCTTATATTAATAATGATGGTGACTTTATTGAAACTAGTCAAACAGTAGCAAGTGTTAATGGATCCAATAATACTTATTTTACAGTAAATACTCAAACACAAACTCCTACATACACTATAGATGCAGGTACAACTGTTATATTTAATTACAATCCTTATTATCAAACAAATTATAATGGTGATTCAGATTATTTAGAAGAATTATTTGTAAGATTTGCTTATAGATATAAGTTTGAAAATGGTGAATATTCTATAATGTCACCGTTTACTCAAGAATGTTTTATACCAAAGCAAGATGGTTATTTTAGATATAAGGTGAATGAAGAAAGTGCTACAGCAGGTGTGGGTACTAAAAATAATAGTCCTATACTAGATGTTCAAGATGAAGAAGATACTTATAGAAGTACTGTTGTTGAATTTATGGAAAATAAAGTTAATAAAATAATATTAAGAATACCATTACCAGCAACTTCTAGTAATTTAAATAAAACTTTTAAAATAACAGACATAGATATATTGTATAAAGAATCTAATTCAACTAATATTAATGTTATTGAAACAATTCCAATGTCTAGAATTAAAAATGGATATGGTAGAGCAGATGTAAATGGAGCAACAACTACTACTACAGCTGTAGCTATAGATAATGTTTCAGGTTCTATTAAAGTAGGTGCTTTGGTTAGTGGAGACGGTGTAGTTAATAATCCTACTGTAGTAAGTTATGACGGTGGAAGTGCTCTTGTTTTATCTACTCCTCAAAGTTTAGCAAATAATGCTGGTTTAACATTTGGTGATTCTAGTGTTTTTGAATATGAATATCAATCTACAAAACCCTATAAAGTTTTACCTTCTAGTGAAACAACAAGAACATATGACAAAGTACCTGTAAGAGCTTTGTCTCAAGAAATTATAAGTAATAGAGTTGTATATGGAAATTTCCTAGATAAACACACTCCTCCAAGTACTATAGATTACAATGTTGCGGTAAGTGCAAAATCGGATTTTAATTTAGGTACAGCAACGACTACAAATACTGCTTTAGAACCTCAAGGAGAAACTGTTATCGCTATAAATACACCAAGCGGTTCGTGGGCAAATGGATATACAGTAACATCTAATGTTGCGGGAGCAATTGCAGGTAATACTGTTATTGCTTCAAACACTGGTACTACAATTACATTATCTGCCGGGTTAGCTGGTGCTTTAGCCGCAAATTCAACGCTTACTTTTACCGCACCTAACAACGTAAGATACACAACAAGTAAAATAGAATATCCTAATCATTCGTTAAAACAAAATAGAAATTATCAAGTAGGTATAGTATTATCAGATAAGTTTGGTAGACAATCTACAGTAATATTATCCGATGGAGATAGCTCTGTTAAATTCAACAATGAATCTTATTTAGGTTCTACTGTTTTTTCAAGATATATAGCTTCAAGTGTAGAAGCTTTATCTTTTCCTGGAAATTCTTTAAAAGTTTTATTTAATAATCCTATATCAGGTGGAACAACAGGTATCTACAATGGTGATCCTACTAGTGCAGATTATAATCCATTAGGTTGGTACTCTTATAAAGTAGTTGTGAAACAAACAGAACAAGAATATTACAATGTATATTTACCTGGTGTAATGGCTGCTTACCCTACAGATCCAACTAAAGAATTAGGTAAAACATCTCACACTGTATTATTTAATGATAATATTAATAAAGTCCCTAGAGATTTAATAGAAGTAGGACCAGAACAAAAACAATTTAGGAGCAGTGTAGTATTACATGGAAGAGTAGAAAACGTAGACAGCGTTGATGTTTGGCAAAATAATACTCAATATTATCCTGGAGCTATTGCTCCTATAGTAAGTGTTATAGCTACTGATGATGACATGTTTAACGGTATATCACAAACAGGTTATGTAGGTAGTGCTGATTTTTATAATGTTATTTCAAATCCTTTAATTGGTAGAATAAATACACCTTCTGGAAAATTTGGTGTAGCAGCAGTTATAGTAACCGGAACTGTAGGTTCTACTGGTTTAGGAGGTTTAGATACTCTTGGTTTAACAACAGCTTCTATAAGTCCTACTCCTGCCGCTGCTGCAGTAACATCTGGACAAACAGTTACTGGACCTGGAATATTAGATGGAACTTTAGTTCTTTCGGTTTCAAATGATAGTGGTTTCCGTAAAATAGTATTAAATCAAAACACAGCTGGTACTTCTGTTGGTGATGTTTTAACATTTACACCAACTCCTATAAATGCTAATAATTGGGTTACAATGCCTCAGCTAGCCGTGATGGAAACAGATCCTGTAGAATCTAACTTAGATATATTTTGGGAAACAAGTACAGCTGGGTTAATAACTGATTTAAATCAAGCAATATCAGGTGGTACTGCTGAAGGTGTTTCATTTGGTTTTAATACTAATGACTTTGATGAAGGAATAAATACTCAAGCGGGAAACAATGAAATGTGTTCATCAGATTTTTCTATACTAGATCAATTTGGTAATAGTATAACCTATGCTGCAACTAATCCGCCTCAATTTCAATTAGTAGAGGTTAGAGATTTTAATAACAATGTAATTACTAGTACTAATGAAGGAGTTAGTAATACAGCGGTATTTAATTTAGTAAGAGATGGTAGCAACTACAATGTAAAGGTTCAAGATACCTTTTACTATAGTAATCAGCATGCTACTAGTGATACTTATTCTTTTAAATTTGAGATTAACCACGCTGGTGTTCAGACGTTTATTACAAAACAACCTGTGTCTTTGATAAATTTAGCTCCTGTAGTTTTAGCTAGTACATGTGGTAATCCTCCTATTTATGTTCCAGGAACCGGTAACGGTTCAAATCCTTTAGGAACTTTTAAAGTTCTTCAAGCAACAAATGGAGCTGCTTTTGGACTAGGAGTAACAAATCCTCAAGCTTGGAAAGATTTAACATGGAGACTTACAGTTACCAAAGGTGGTGTAGATTATGGTCCACAAGGAACTGGCGCAGTACAATTGATTCAATCACGGGTTAATAATTATTGGAATGTTAACTGTAATTTCACTGGAGGTGATACTCCTAATAGCATGGTAGATGGACAATACGCTTGTGTAGCTACTGTAGAAGATGCTGGTGCTTTAACCGCTACGTGTAATTTTACTTTAGATATACAAAGAACACCTTGTTATACTTGGAAATATACGTGGACTGATAGTGGTGATTTTATATCACTTAATTACACTGATTGTGAAGGTGAACAAAGAAACATAGGATTTTTTGACACCAACCCAGGAGGAATTGGTAGTACTGGTAACTATGTGTGTGCTCAAGACACTACTTATACACAAAATAGTTTAGGTACTAAATTTACTAAACTAGCATTAAATAATCCTGATCCATTTAACACTTGTAACGGGTTGTAATAATGGATAAAAACAAGTAATACTAATAATATGGCTGCTATAATAGAAGTTAAATACTTCAATACATTTCTTCTAAAGAAAGTGAACCAAACAATTTCAAGTCCTAGTTATGGAAACATACCTTCTTGGAATGGTTCGATGGGTGTACCTGCTGCTAAAGGAGGTTATCCTGTATCTGCTGCAGATGTTCCTCAAAACTGGGTTATAGAAGAATCTAGAATCAATGGTGGTTATAATAATACTTCAGTTTCTTTTGGTGCTAAAGCTTATTTAGTAGAAGAAGAACCTAATGGGTCTAGACGTGGAAACTCTTTAATATATTCAGGTATATTTAATTCTAGAACAGGTATAAATAACACTAACATGTTTTCAGTTGGTGATAACATAGTTAAATCTGTAGACCCCGCAAATGGATCTATACAAAAACTTTATGCTGAAGATACGAATTTAAATATATTTCAAGAATTAAAAATTAGTAGAGCTTTAATTGATAAAGACGCTATATATTCTGCTGAAGGTGGTGGAACTGTTACCAGTGCTAACCTTGTTATTGGTGCTATTCAACCTTATGCAGGTAAATACGGTATTAGTAATGACCCTACAAGTTTTGCAGTGTACGGTACAGATAAGTATTTTACTGATAGAAATAATGGAACTGTTTTAAAATTATCTGGAGGTTTAGTTGAGATATCTAGAGCTAATATGATAGATTATTTTAGAGATAGATTAGGATCAGGTATTACAGTAGGTGGAGTAACAGGAAGAATTATAGGTGGTTGGGATATACATAATAAACAATATCTCGTATCTACACAAGAACCTGGAGCACAAGCTGATACTTTAGAAGGAGGATATGAAACAGTAGCTTTTGATAACCTTGTTCAAGGTTGGACTAGCTTTTTTACATATAAACCAGAAGCAATGTTTAGTTTAAATAATAAATTTTATAGTTTAAAATTTGGTAATTTATATCAGCATTATTCTAGTGGTGTAAATAGAAACTTATTTTATTCCAATGAAGGTCAAGCTATAAAACCTACTTCTATAACTTTTGTTTTTAATGCTAACCCAAGTTCATCAAAAACATTTAAAACAGTAGAATATGAAGGAACAAATGGTTGGCAAGTTAATTCTTTTACTTCTGATTTAACAGGAGAAAACACGGTAACAACAAATTCAAACTGGATAAATTTTCAAGATACAACTGCTCAAGTATATAGTTATACTCAAGGTCAATATGATTCAGCAGGTAATGAATATCCAAACGCAACTGTTCCACCATTTTTCTATTCTGGATTTAATAGAAAAGAAAATAAGTATGTAGCTAATCTTATTAATAATAGTAGTGCTGCTCCTGGTGAAATAAACTTTGGTAGTTCTATATCTGGTATTAAAGGTTTTGTAAGTACAGTTACAATAGCTACTGATACAGTTACAAATAACGGAGGAGAAAAAGAATTATTTAATGTTAGTAGTGATTTTATAGCTAACAACGGATATTAAATTAAATTAAATGAAATTAAAAAAAGCAACAGCTGTAGAAGCTTTGCAGAAATTAATGTTTGAGGGTAAAGAAGAAGATGGGTTTTATGGAGATGGTAAAGCAATAGCAACAGTACCTGATATACCAATAATACATAGTTTTGCAGATCAACTCTACATAAGACAAATGAATTTAAAAAAAGGACATGTTATTTTAGGTGCAGTTCATAATCACCTACATGTTTGGTTTTTATTAACAGGTTCAGTTATTATAAATAATAATGGTGAAAAGATAGAGCACATAGCTCCTTGCTATACTGTATCAGAACCTGGTTCACAAAGAATTATTTTAGCTTTAGAAGATTCTATATTTGTAAATGTTCATAAGAACCCTACAAATACAAAAGATATAGCTGAATTAGAAAAAGAAATAGTCTCTATGACAAAGGAAGAATACAATAATAAATATAAATAATATGAGTTTTTTATTAGGATCCGCAGCAATAAGCGCGGGTACAAGCATACTCGGTGGTATCATTGGTGGTGGTAAAGCTAGAAGAGCAAGGCGAAGAGCTGCTAAGAAATTAAAAGCGATGAATGCTAAAATGTCACAATTAGAAGCGAATAGACAAGAAATCATAAATCCTTATGAGGATTCTACTAATTTAAGTAGTATGATGAGTAATCCTATGGCTAATCTTGCTGTAGCTACTCAAGCTACTGAAATGCAGATGGAAGAAACTGATCAAGCATTAGCTAACACATTAGACACTATAAGACAAACAGGTGGTGGAGCAGGTAGCGCAACAGCTTTAGCTCAAGCTGCTTTACAATCTAAGAAAGGTATTGCTGCTAATATTGAGGCACAAGAAAAATCTAATGAAATGGCAAAACAGCAAGGAGAACAAAGACTTCAAGACGCTAAAATAGCTGAAGAAAAAAGAATGCAAGGTCTTGATGCGGCAGGAAAACAATTTGTTTATCAACAAAGAGAAGGTAGAGAAATGATGCAGTTAAATAGACTACAATCTCAAATAGATAACATGCAAGGAATTAAAGCTCAGGCAGAAAGAGATCAAACATCTGCATTAACTGGAGCAATATCTGGAGTAGCAGGTGCTGCTAGTTCGTATTTTGGATCAAAAGGAAGTTAAAAATATAGGAAATGGAAAATAAAAATATACAAATAAATTTATTAATAAAACAAATGTTGCAAAGCGACAACATGGCTTATGTTCCTGGATATTTAAGTTCTAGAGTAAATATTGATTATGGTGTTTTAAATAAAGCTTATCAAAACACAGGTAAAATATATGCTAAACTAAAAGCTGAATTAGAAAGAGGAACATGCGGTGATTGTATTATGGAGAATAAAATGTTACTACAATTAGAAGCAGCACCACAAGCTTCTCTTGATTTTTTATCTAACGTAATGGGCGAACTACAAGTTGTAGAAACTGGTAATTATGATCCTAATAATTATTATGCATTCATGGTTGCTAATTGTATTATTTCTAAAAAACCAGGATTTTCTAAAACAGATGGTTATGATATTAATTTAACTTTACTAGATAATGGAGCACAAGAATTAGTTTTTATTGGTCCTTTACTTGAAGAACCTTTGATAATAAACAGTGCTGCTTTGCAAAGTTTGTTAGACGCTGATACATCTATGGTTGTTGAAACACCAGATATTAATAAAGGTATGGCAGAATTATTGGTTCAATCTGGATTATTTATGCCAGAAGATGTTGGTGAAGATGGACAGTTATCTGCTAGCGCAAAAATATCAGAAGAATTTATTTTAAAATTTAATGGTGAGCCTGATTACGAAATAATTGATATTGGTGGAGGGAAAGGTAGAAACATATTGCAGTATGATATGGATAAAATAGAAAGAAAATTACAACCTTTTATAAACGCAGAAGTTGCAGGTATATTATCAGCAGAACAAGAAGCAGTTGCAGCATGGAATGTTTACCTAGCTAAACAAACTAGTTTAGAAGAAGACGATCAAATGGTACAAGATGCTAATGCTGGAGATCAATCATGGTATTATGAAATAGATTTACCATTACATCAAGATAAAAAAATTCTATTTGGAGAAAGATATAAAGCGTTTTTTATTAAAAATTATTTAAAACAATTCTTAACAAATAAGCTACCAAGTGTAGAAGAAGACGCGGCAGTGTTTGATATGCAAGATGGTATTAAAGCGAAAGCATCTAAAATAATGGGTGATAACCAATAAAATTAAATTAAATGACTAAAGATCAATATATAGAAAGTTTAGTTGCACAAGGTGGTTTGAGTAGTAAAGAAATGTATGCTATGACCAAGGAGTGGGAAGCTAAAAATAAACCTCAAGAAAAAGTAAAGAGCAACGATCCTGCTGTAGAAGCGGAGACCAATGTGGGATCAGAAGACAATACGGTCTCAGAATCGGAAAATGGTTCATTGGAGCAACCTATAATGCCAGACACTGTAGTAACAAAAGGGGGTAAAGACTTTAAATTCACTATAGATCCAGAAACAAACCAAGCTATATATTATAGTAAACCAGCAGGTGATAGGGATGTAGATTGGACGATAGCAGATAAAGAAGATGACAGAGGATTATTAGAAAAAGCATCAATAGCGTATCACTTTGGACACTCTGACATGGATGAGAAGAAAGTTAAACAATATGAAGATCAGTTTAAAGCTCAAGCAGAATTTAAGAAGAAAAAGAAAGAAGCATTAAAACAATACGCTCTTGATGAGGAAAAAGGTTGGTATGGAATGTTATTTGAAGGTAGAATAGGTGAGGGTCTTTCTAGACTTGCAGGTGAAACTATAGAACTAGGAATAGATGCAATAGATTTTGCTACTGATAGAATTGTGGATGTAACATTAGAGCCAATAGCAGGAGCTTTAGATGCTATAGGTATATTGGATTTTAGTGATTATGAAGATGATTCTTTTGTTGGTGTTAGCTTTGATAATATTATTAATGATACAGTAGCAGAATTTGTAATAGGTGATGCTGCTTATGCAGATCAAACAGACGCGTTAGGTCGTAAAAAAGGTAAATATGATTTTGGTGAAGAAGTAGGTGACCTTGTAGAGTCTGGAGTATTAAGCATTGGTGCTGCTATGATGGCAACACCACAATTACTAGCTGATACTAAACAAATGATTGGAGATACTTTGGGTATTAATTTACCTCCAGGTGCTCAAGAAATCTTTAACTCACCATTAATGCAAGTCGCACTTGGACCTGGTAATCCATTAAAAACCTTAAATACATTAACCCAAAGAGATGTAGTTGAAGCCGGTGAAGAAGCTTATAATGTATTTAGTAAAAAAGCTGAACAATTAAACATGACTTTAGCTGATTTTGGAGATGTAGGTATGTCTGAAATGATGGGTGATGCTTTTACGGGTGGTGATGATGGTGATTATGATTTAAAGAAAAGAATAGGATCTTTTGTTGCTGGTTCAACAAGAATTACAGCATCAGCTTTAGGATCTTTACCCTCTGTAGCTCAATCAATGATACCATATGTAGGTATTGCTTCTATTGTAGTAGGTGAAGCAGCTAGAACCAATATGGAAAGCAAACAAGATGGAAGACCTTTAGATTGGGCTCGATTAGGACATGCTTATACTACTGGTGCTTCTGAAGGTTTATTAGAACTTGTTACTAAGAAAATTGGTTCTGGTATGCTTAAATCATTAAGAGGTGGTACTAAAGAAGCAGTTGAGCAAACATTAAGACAGTATGGTACTAAAGTAATGAAAGAATTTGGACAAGAAGGTTTATCAGAGGTTGGTACATTGCTTATAAATCAAGTTGCAGATGCTGTATATAAAGATGAGGTAACTGAGTATTTCCCTAAATTTGGTGAACTAATTGATACCTTCTTAATTGGTGGTGTTATGGGTGGTGGTATGTCTTCTGTAGGTGTTGGTGGACAAATGTTAAGAAACACTATTGCAAGAAAAAATATTAAAGGAAATTTAAATTCAGCTGGTTATAAAAATTTATCCGGCATGTTTGATTCAGTTAATCCTTTCATAGAAGGAGGAGCATCACAAGAAATAGCTTCTGGTATGGAAGATTCAACGTCTAAAAGACAAAGACTAGAAGATACAGGAAGAATTAAACAGGTTGATGATATAAAAAAGAAACCATCTAAAACAGAAATAGAACAAACATCTGAAGTTGCTCGACAAGACGCGATGGAAAACGCTGTAAGAGAAAATACAGCTGATAATATTAAAGAACAGAATGTAGTTGAAACTGTTAGTATTAAAGATGGTAAACCAGTAACTGAATTAACAGTTGATGAAAAAGCTGATGCAGCTTATGATGTACTTACAAATCCTTCAACTGAAATGTTCTTAAATACAGAATTAAAAAGAGAGGTTGAAGCTGGTAGAATGACTACCACTAAAGCTGAGGAAATAAAAGCTAATTTCAAAGCACAGCAAGGTGCTGCTAATAGAATGCAGGGATTAGATTATACTGGTCAACAAAGACAAAAAGCTATTGGTTTATTAGCTGAAAAAGAAAATTTACAAAAGAAAATAGACAAAGCAGGTGATAAATCTTTGACAGAAACAGAACAAGCTAGAGTAGATGAAATCAATAATGAACTATCCTCTATTCCTAGATCAGCAGAGCAACAAGCTAATATAGATAAACAGGTAGAAAAAGATATAGAGTTTACTAAAAAATTCGGTAATGTTGGTAAAAAAGATGGAGAGTTTGACAATGCTGTTGGTGAAAATAAAGCTGTACAAGTATTTGAAACAACTCAAGAATTTGAACAACTTGCTAAAGATAATGGTATAGATTTAGATGCTAATGTAGACGGGTTTGTATTGCCTAATGGTCAAATATTCTTGAACAAACAAAAAATGAGAGAAGCTGGAGCTATAGGTGTTGGTAGACATGAGTTACTACATAAAATACTTAAGCAACAATTTAGTGGACCAAATGGTGAAAAACTAAAAGATGAATTCTTAAAAATATTACAAGAAACAGATCCTCAAGGTTATGCTTTATTAATGAATAAAATGAAGCTATATTCAGAACAAGAGTTGAAAGATGCTCCTGATGAATATTTAGCAAACTACGCCTCATTATTAATGGAAGGTGCAATACCATTAGAAACATTTGAAACTAAACCATCTTTGATAGAAAGATTAGGTAATTTCTTTTCTAGTATATTTGCTAACGCAGCTAATGAAAATCCCGTAGGACCTAATGTTAAAGCTAGTGATATAGGATTTGAAAGTGGACAAGATTTATATGATTTTGTTAAAGGATATGTAAAAGATTCTGAATCAGGTGTGTTATCTGATAGAGCTCAACAATTAGCAGAAAAAGGAGTAGATGATAAAACTGATAAACGTAAAGATTCTAAAACTAAAAGTGCTGAGCTAGATGCATTAACGCCTAATCAAAGGTTGGCATTAGAAGGTAAAGGACCATTAACAATGATTAAAGATGCTAATGGAAAATTAGTTATGGATTATGGACCTATCGCAGAAACTTTAGATGGTAGAAAATCACCATATAGAAATGTTAAAGGTCGATCTGGAATTCCTAAATTTTCAAAAACTAAAAAAGCAACACCACTTGAAGCTATAAACGATTTAATACCAACTAGTATAAAAACTAAAGAACAGTTTGATGCGTTTATGCGTGATAATAAAACAGCTTTACCAATTGCAAGTGCTTTATTACCTGGTGGAGTTATAAATAATTATATAAGATCTAGAGAAAGTAGTAGAGAGCAAGGTGATAAAATGATTGATGAAATGTACGAGCGTATATTTAACTTCAATCCTGAAGCAACAAGAGCTGATGGAACTATAGTTGGTCCTAAAGGTTTTGGTGAATCAATATTTGCTAATACTAGATTTGCTAAAATGGTAGCAAATAAAGCTTTAGCAGAAAAAAGCGAAAAACAGAAGCAAGAAAAACGTATTGATAGTAAAGAGGCGAAAGAAGTAGCTGATGATACTAAAGAAACAAAGGTTAAAGATGATAAGCTAGCTAAAAAACCTAGTGAAACAACTAATTTAGGTAAAGAAACTGAAGCTGAAATAACCAAAGCTGTTAATAAATGGGCTAAAACCATAGAAGGTGATGTTGGATTTGCAGAAACAAGAAACATACCTCAAGCAGTAGCGGAAATATATGGTAAACTATTTGGTTTTAATCCTGAAACTTTAGTTGATAAGAAAAGAAACTTTCAAAAAACTGACGCAAGAGGTTTAACTAAAGCTAAACAATTTTTAATTAAAAACGCGCAATCAGATCATGCTCGTATGGTAGAGCTTAAGAATGATATGGGTAAAGGTACATTTGTACCTAATAATGTAAAGAATGCTTTATTTAAAGATGGTAAATTTACAGGTACATTAAAGCAATACTTAGATCTTATTAATGAAAAAGCAACAAAACCAATATATAGAGATAGAACCGCACAAACTATTAAAGGTTTACTAGCTTTACATATTAGAAACCGTATGCTTGAAACAGCACAACCCTTGCAAGGAAAGCGAATACAATCTGGTGCTAAGTTTAGTAGAACTATAGATAATAATAGTTTGTTAGATACAATAACAAAAAGTGGTATTGACACCGCGATGAAATCTATGGGTGTAAGCTATGCAACTATTAACAAAGGTAATAGAAAAGCTTTCCAAACAAAGATTGAAAATTCAATTAAAGAAAGTGGAATGCCATTAAGAATGTTCGACTTACTAAAAATGGGTAATTTTGGTAGAAAAAGAGTTTATGGTAATAACAATAAAAAATACTCAACAAAACAACAAGCAGTAGCTGCGGGAATTAAAAATCCAAAAACTTATTTTGAGAAAAAAGATGGAACATATGTAGAAAAAGGTTTACCTGGATCTAAGCCTAAAGACAGTGATCAATGGGTTGCAGCTGTTGGAAATCCGTATTATGGTCAAAGTGATCCAGCTTATAAAGAAGCTAGAAGGTTAGCTAAACTTAATGATAGTAAATACCCTAAAGACAAATTAGATAATATTATTGCGGCTAAAAGAATAGAAATACCTTTTGTTAAGGATAAAAATGGAAAACAAATACCTAGAAAATTAACATTACAAGAAAAAGCAGACAACAAGATCCAAGAAGAAATCAACATGGATGCTTTAATGGATTTTATAGATTTACTAAATAAAAAGAAAGATGGTAAACTTATAATTCCATTAGAAGTTGCTGGTATGTTTGTAGCACAATCTTACCAAGCTACAACAGGACTTATGAAAATAGCAGCTCCATTTGTTGGTGTATCTGAAAGATTTATAAGAGCTAAAGGCATTAATCCTTCAACAGGAAAACCCGTTAAACAAGCTCAAAGAACAGAATCTTTTATAGAAGAACATAGTCCACCTGTTAATGTTATTGGAGCGTCTATATTGTGGGGATTAAAAAATGGTGGAATTGGTAGGATAAAACAAGGTATTAAAGATAACTTTATTCAAATACAGTTATCTAATAATGCGGACTTAAAATTAGATAGAGCTAAGCTTGATTCTAACCTACCTGAAGGAGTTAGTATACTTACTCCAAATGCTGGTATAATAAGATTAGCAGCTGCTGGAATAAATACAAACACTATAGTTGATTTAAATACTGGTAAATCATTAGCGGATAAAGCTGGTTTACCTTTACCTCAAGAATTAAGATCTAATGCTAGCGCGGTTAATTATCAAAATAGATTGTTAGTAGACGCAAGTGCTTTACAATCAGATCCTAAAAACGAAGCTAAGTTTTTAGATAAACCTATAATGACTCTAGAAAAAGCTAAAGAAAGATTAAAAATTAGTAAACCAGTTCAAAAATTAAAACAAGAAGCTGTTGATAAAGGTGTTAAAACTTTTGGTGATCAAATATTTAGTAGAACTCAAGATGCTCAACAAAGAAAAGATACAATGCTTAATTCTTTTGAAACCAGAATTAGAGCAAGTAGATCTAATCCTAAGAGAAAAGGTATTAGTGTTTTTGATTTTGATGATACATTAGCTAGAACAAAAGAAAAGGTTATTGTTAATATGATTGATGGTACTACTAAAGAAATATCTGCTGCGCAATTTGCTAAACAAGCTGGAATACTTTCAGAGCAAGGAGCAGAGTTTGATTTTAGTAATTTTGAAAATGTAGCTAAAGGAACTAAAGAAGGACCATTAGCTGATCTTGCTAGAAAACGTCAAGGTAAATTTGGTAGTGGTGATATATTTGTTTTAACAGCTAGACCTAATAGTGCTGGTCCAGCAATACAGGCTTTCTTAAAAAGTATAGGAATAGATATACCTTTACAAAATATTACTGGATTATCTGATGGTACAGCTCAAGCTAAAGCTGATTGGGTATTGAACAAAACAGCTGAAGGTTATAATGATTTTTATTTTGCTGATGATTCATTTGCTAATGTTGCTGGTGTTAAAGCTGTATTAGACGCTGTTGATGTTAAAAATAAAGTACAACAAGCTAAGTTTAGTAAAAGTAAAAGATTAAATACAGAAATAAATAAAATATTAGAAGAAGTAACTGGAGTTGAAAGCTTTAAACAATACTCAGATGTTAGAGCTAGATTAGAAGGAAAGAAAAAAGATGGTGGATTATTTAAAAGATTTTTAAGACAATTTACAATAACTCCATCAGCAGATGATTTTGCTGGATTAACATATGCTTTTAGAGGAACAGGCGAACAAGGTAATAGACATGCTAAATGGATTGAGGACAATCTTATAAAACCTTATGATAAAGCTGAATTAGAGTTAATGAGTGCTAAAATAGCGGTTGCAAATGATTTTGCTGCTCTTAAAAAACAATTTCCTAGTTTAAAAACTAAAAGAAACATGTTTGGAATAAAAAGAAATCCTTTATTAGAACAAACAGGAATTGGACCTTTTACTAAGTCTCAAGCTGTAAGAGTTTACATGTGGAACAAGCAGGGTATGGAAATACCGGGTATGTCTAAAAGAGATATAGCTGATTTAGTTAAATTTGTTGAAGGTGACAACGAGCTAAATGTATTTGCTGACGAAGTAATATTAATACAAAAAGACGGCAAATATCCAGCACCTAAAAATAATTGGATGGCTGGAGATATGAAATCCGACATATTAAACGGTATAGATAAAGGATTTAGACAGAAATTATTAACTGAATGGAATGAAAATATAGAAGCTGTTTTTACACCAGAGCTTTATAATAAATTAGAAGCTTTATATGGTAGTAAATATGTAGAAGCTTTAAAAGATTCTATACGTAGAATGAGATCTGGTAGTAATAGACCAATTTATACAGGTGGTGGAGCTCGTATAGTTAACGATATGCTTGACTGGCTTAACGCTTCAGTAGGTGTTACCATGTTTATAAATCAAAAATCTGGATTACTTCAGACACTATCTGCGGTAAATTTTATAAATTGGGGTGATAATAATATATATGCAGCTGCTAAAGCTTTTGCAAGTAAAGATTTTTATCCTACATTTTTAAAATTAATGAATTCTGATTATCTTGTAAATAGACGTGATGGTTTAAAAATCAACGTAAATGAAGCTGAGTTAGTAGATGCTGGTAAAAAAGGTGGTTTCCAAGGAATGGTAAGTTTTTTACTTGATAAAGGTTTTGTTATAACAAGAATAATGGATAGTTTAGCTATAGCATCAGGTGGAGCTACATTTTTTATAAACAGAAAAGCTGCACTACAAAAAAGAACTAATTCAAAAACTGGAAAACTATATACTGAAGCAGAAGCAGAAGCACAAGCTTTTAAAGATTTTTATGCTATAGCAGAAGAAACACAGCAATCAAGTAATCCATCTAAAATATCACAACAACAAGCTAGTTTAGCTGGTCGTGTTCTTCTTTCGTTCCAAAACGTTACAATGCAGTTTAACAGAAAAACTAAAAAATCTGTATTAGACTTTATTAAAAGACGTAGAAAACCAGGTATGACTCAACGTGAAAGTGATATGAGTAATTTATCAAGTGTAATGTATTATGTAGGTATGCAGAACTTAATATTCCATTCTTTACAGCAAGCTTTATTTGCTGGATTATTTGATGATGATGAAGAAAAAGATAAAAATAGAGCAGCAGATGTAGCAAATGGTATGTTAGATTCATTATTATTTGGTCTTGGATTTGGTGGTGCTTTTATATCTACGCTTAAAAATGTTACAATGAGAATGTACGATGAATCGCAAAAGAAATCTCCAGATTATGAAGATCCACTTTGGGATATATTTGATGTTTCTCCAGTTTTAGACAGTAAAGTTAGAAAACTTAGACAAGCTGCTAAATCTTTTAGTTGGAATATGAAAGAAATAAAAAGAAGAGGTTGGAGTTTAGACAACCCTGCATATTTAGCTGTTTCACAAATTATATCTGCTTTTTTAAATTTACCCGCAGATCGTGTTATGAATTTAACAAACAATATGCGTAATGTAACGGATGAACAAACAAGGATGTGGCAAAAAATAGCTTTAAGTTTAGGTTGGTCTCCTTATATTTTAGGTCTACCATACTGGGGAAGACAAAGTACTATTGATCGTGAAGCAAAAGAAGACGAAAAATTAAAAGAAAACTATAAAAAACAAGTACAAAGAGTAAAAAAGAAAGGATTTACTAAAAAAATTCCATTATCAGGACCGAATCATTATAAGCCAGAAGGTCAAAGCGGTGTTGATTTTATGCAAGTAGAAAGACCTGACGGCACAATTCAATATTATGTAAAACCATGAAAAATATAATTATAATTTTATTAGCGTTTACTTTAACAACTAATGCGCAAGAAAAATGTGTAACACTTAAAGTAGAAAAAATCGAGAACTACCGAGTAAGAATTACTAAAACTGATACATGTAAGAATATCATTACAGTAACTACTATGTTAGAGAAGGACTGGAGGTCTCGTAAAAAGAAAAGAAAAACCCGTAAAAAGAAAAACTAAATGAAACAAATTTTACTTACTCTTTGTTTACTTATCACGTTTAATATAAGTGGACAAGAAAAGAAAAAGTTATTTAAAGATTTTTTTAAGTACAGTACTCTTTATGTGTCTGGAGATCTTAAAAACTCAAAAGAAAATGCACCAAGTTATTTTGTAAGAACAAATCCTAACGGAAGTTTATACGATGTACCTGTTGTAGTGGATGGAACTGATTATTATGATCATGATTATCGCTATGGATTTGGTATTCGTAAGATCGCAAGATTTGATTATGAAATAAAGGGTAAACAATACTATGATGGAACTGAATCTAATGTAGCTATGACAGCTCCTAATTCAGCTATTAAAGGATTTGAATATGTATTTCATACTGAAAAAGAAAGATCCAGAGATGATGTATTTAAAAATCACAGATATTTCTTAAAACACAGTGGAAAATACCATATTGTTAAAGTAGAAAGTAGAAAACAAGGAAAAGTAAATTTTGATTATAAATCTGCAGAGTTAAGAGCTAAATTACCTATTGGTAAAAAGTTTAGTTTATCTGCAGGAGCTATATATCGTACACATGAAAGACCTTATGGATATAATCCAGTAGAAATATGG